ATATAGCGTAAATGGGTGGTGGTCTTCTTCAATTAGTTGCTTATGGTGCCCAGGATGTTTATTTAACCGGTAATCCTCAAATTACCTTTTTCAAAGTAGTTTATCGTCGTCATACTAACTTCGCTATTGAAGCCATTCAACAAACCTTTAACGGAACTCCTACTTTTGGCAATCGCGTAACTTGCCAAATATCAAGAAATGGTGATTTAATACATCGTGTATATTTATCAATAATTGATTATACTTCAGGTGCTGCTGGGGCGACCGTTTGTCCTTATTTCGGCCTTCGTTTAATCAACTATGTCGAAATTGAAATAGGTGGTCAAAAGATAGATAAACACTATTCTCACTGGATGTATGTATGGAATGAACTTTCATTACCTCATCCTAAAAAAGAAGCTTACAAAACTATGGTAGGAGCTAATAATACACTTGCTGCTCTCACCAAAGCCAATTTATATATACCATTAGAATTCTGGTTTTGCCGCAACGTTGGTTTAGCACTACCTTTAATTGCTCTCCAATATCACGAAGTTAAAATTAATATTTTATTTGAAGATAAAATTAAATGCCAAGGATCCACTACTGCTATTGCTGAATTATCATCTGTGAATTTATGGGTAGATTATATATTCTTAGACACTGATGAACGCAGAAGATTTGCCCAATTATCACATGAATATTTAATAGAACAACTTCAATTTACTGGTTCCGAAACTATAACCGGAAAAAGCATGAAACCTAAATTATCTTTCAATCATCCTTGCAAAGAATTAGTATGGTTCTGCTCTTCAGATTTTGACACCAATCAAGATGTTAAAAATAAAAATTGGGTTAACTATTCTACTGAAGTTAACGGCTATGCCGGTGCTGTGTCTGAACTATATAAACCAACCAGTGCTATAACTTCTACAAATCCTATTGAAAGTGCTAAACTTGTATTAAACGGCAATGATCGCTTTTCATCAAGACCCGGTTCTTACTTTAACTTAATACAACCCTATCAACATCACGAAAATATTCCATCTAACCCCGGAATAAATGTTTATTCATTCGCTTTAAAACCCGAAGAACATCAACCAAGTGGCACACTAAACATGTCGCGTATAGATACTGCTGTTCTAAATTTAGAATTAGATACTATCTTTGCTGCTACCACTTTTGCCAAAAACCTCAATGTATACGCGGTTAATTATAACGTACTACGTATATTATCGGGTATGGGTGGTTTAGCTTATTCTAATTAAATAATTTATTACATTACTAAATTTATAAATAATAAATGTTGTTAAATGCTATAATATTCCTTTTTTTTTTCTCCTCTAATAGTATAAAGAATATAGCGTAAATGGGTGGTGGTCTTCTTCAATTAGTTGCTTATGGTGCCCAGGATGTTTATTTAACTGGTAATCCTCAAATTACCTTTTTCAAAGTAGTTTATCGTCGTCATACTAACTTCGCTATTGAAGCTATAGAACAAACAGCTACCGGAAGCAATTCACTTGGTTCTCGTGCTACTTTTCAGTTAACTCGCAACGGAGATTTAATACATCGTATTTACTTCTATGGAAAAATTAAAAATAATTCAACCGCAAGCGTAGCTTTAGTTCCTAATTTTGGACAAAAATTATTAAAAACAATTGAACTTGAAATAGGTGGCCAACGTATAGACAAACATTATTCCGAATGGTTATATATATGGAACGAATTATCTCTTCCTTATGGCAAACGCGAGGGTTATTATAAAATGATTGGTGGAAACAAAGAAAATGCTTGTACTTTACTTGCAACAACAAAATCATATGAATTATATGTGCCTCTCGAATTCTGGTTTTGCCGCAATGTAGGTCTCGCTTTACCTTTAATCGCATTACAATATCACGAAGTCAAAATTAATGTAGAATATGAATCACAATCTAATTTAATTGATGTGTCAACAAAAAATTCTACTTCCGAAGCACCTACTGTAAAAAATTCTACTTATACCGGTCCTAATATAGTTCTTGACGCTCCAAAATTATGGGTTGATTATATATTCTTAGATACTGATGAACGCAGAAGATTTGCTCAATTATCTCATGAATATTTAATAGAACAACTTCAATTTACCGGAACCGACAATATAACTGCTTCTGCTAATGAAGATGGTATGAAAAGTATGCGTATGAATTTCAATCACCCTTGTAAAGAACTTGTATGGGCTATTAAAAAAACTGACTCTAATGTTTATTGGAATAACTTTTCAACAGCAAAACCATTGGATTTGAATGATGCTACAGCATCACCTAATGATTATATTGCTTCAGAAAATCCTGTTATGCAAGCTAAAATAATGCTTAACGGCAATGATCGCTTCTCGCAAAGAAAAGGAGATTATTTCTCTTTAGTACAACCTTATCAACATCACGAAAATACCCCCGACGATTACCACAAAGGTATAAACGTTTATTCCTTTGCTATTAAACCCGAAGAACATCAACCAAGTGGAACTTTAAATATGTCTCGTATAGATACTGCTGTTCTATCATTATCTTCCAAAATCGAAGGTTCAATACATATATATGCTGTAAATTACAACGTTCTTAGAATATTATCCGGTATGGGTGGCCTCGCTTATTCTAATTAAATATTCTATTTGTTGATATCCATAATAGAATATTTTCATTTTTCAATTTATAATTATTATCAATAGATAATATTATATTATATAAAATTTTTGATATTTGTATTGATGTCTTATGGATATCTTTATTTGACCAATTATTTTTATTTCTTTCATTAAAATAATATGAAATAATATCTTCTAAATAAGGCAAGCACCTTTTATTCATTGAATTGGTATATTTATACGCATTTATTTTATATCTCATATACAAACTTTCTTTATTTGTAAGACTTTTGTAGTTTTTAAAACTTTTCTTAATCTTATTTAGTATTTTCTTATAATCATTATTAATCTCATAACTAACTTTTTTAATTAAATAAGATTTTTACATATCACAATTATACTTATTTCTTTTATCTTCGACTATACTTTTTAAATTTGTCTCTTTTTAACAAAGATATTAGACGACTTATTTATTTCACTCAACTTGTTGAGTTCATAATAGCCTTGCAAATACCTAACAATTTGCGGGTAGCATATTAAAGTTTAATATATTTTATAAAACTAAAAAAAATAAATCTATTTTTATATTATAAATAATAAATTATCATATAACTTAATCGTCGCTGATAATAATATCATTTAGATAAGGTTCGAGAATTTCATTAACAATAAACTCTGGTTTAAATTCATCGTAATTCATAAATATTTTTAGAAGTTGTTCTGAAAATCCCGATACAATAGCAGTCCCTTCGGTATCGCAATTAACAGGGAAAATTTCATTGCTGTCTGAATTAAGATTCCAAAATATAAACTTGGGTGCTTTATAATTATTTTTATTATATAGTTTAACAATACTTTTATAAACAGTATCCAGATTATTAGCATTCGCATTTGCATTGTTAAATTGCATATCTGTAAATACAAATAGTTTTGATGGCATTTTATCTTGTGTAATGTTGTATTTAATAGCGTAGTTAATAATTTCCTCATTACATTTTACAAAATCAGTACTAAATCCAAAATTAATTTTCATTATGTTTTTAATACATTCATGAAGAGTAGGAATGACTTTGTCCTCATTATCTTTATTTACATAACTAATCAAATCTACAAGTTGCGGTTCTTCACTAAATGTAATAATTTTATTAGCAAAATTTCCCTTACAACACAATGATGTAATAATACCTAGTGCGATGGCTACTTGTGCCGGAATACTTCCATTTTTAGCATTAAACATAGAACCTGATACATCAACTATAGAAATAGCATTATCAAAATTTCCTGACTTTTTAACATTCTCTACAATTGTTCTCCATTGCATCTCCGTTGTTTGACAGAGTTCATTATTATCGATTTTATCCAACTCTTTAATATAAACACCTATCAATTCGTGAGGAAGAATACCCGCTACATTAATTTTTTTAACATTATTGCGTACATCTTCTAGATATTTACTATATCTTTCTTTATCATGATTAATAAAAGCCTTCTTCAATCTATTTGAAGCAACCCCTGGAACATTTTCATATTTAATAGTTTCCCATTTATTTTCACACATATTCGCCTCAACAATATCTATCTTTTTCCTCAAAGGTACTAAATAATCCTTCCTATATTTTTCCATCTTACACATATCTTTACTTCCGTAGATAAATGAAGCAACTTTCTTTGCATATTGTCTTCTTTTGTCATACTTATCATTTTCACTTGGAGCCCATTTAGCACATAGAGAAATTGGTAGATTATTTTCCAAATTCATCTTATCATGAATTAATTTTTGAGCAATAATATTTAATTCAAATTTATGTTCTATGCTTTTCAATTTATAACTTATATAATGTAAATCTTTCCAACAACCATATTTTTCAATATAATTATTAATATTATACATATA